TTGCGTTATCTAGCGTTACGTTTACACCCGAAGCACTTACACCGCTGTCAACGCCAAAAAACTCCATGAAATTAGACGAAGAAACGCGAACAGTCGGGTCTTCAATAGAGGACCGTTGCTCAGGTTTTTTGCTGTTCCAAAATGCCATTTTTTAGCCTGCTAATGAGTAGTTAGGATCTTCCCAAGGGGAGACTTCTTTTTGTTCGTCTACGGCCTTCTCAGTGACCCCTATGGCCATTGCTAGAGATACCATTCCATCAATTCTTCCGGTGGCTTTTGACTTATCTAGCTTTCGATTTCCGGCCGGGTCTTTTGTGATCACAGCATTAGCCGCGCACATTGTTAAAACTGGGTGCATTCCATGACGAAGGGATGAGTTTAAAAATAATGCCTCGAGGGAATCCAAGGCTGGACTCATATCCTTAAAGCCCTGACCAAACTCAACGAGGGGAAGCTCTAAGCCAATATCATTAAATTCTTTTTTAAGTAGATCAATGCGCCACCGGTCGTAACCAATACCGACGATTTCACATTCCTTGCTAATCTCTCCGATTTCGGTGGCTATAAATTCATAGTCAACGGTTGCGCCAGGTGTCGTTCTAAGAAAGCCTTGCTTGACCCATAAGTCATAAGGCTGTCTATCGCGCGCCGACCTTTCTCTAAGTCCAATTTCAGGAGTCCAGAAATAAGGCCAAACGTCAAAGTTGCCTTCTTCGTCCTCGCCAATAAGAACCAAAGCGGTTAAGTCAGTTCGCATTGAGAGATCAAGACCGCCGTAAACAGTAGCGCCCTGTATTGGCCTTGCTTCTTCGCCGCATTCCTCCCAGATGTTTTTAGAAACAAAAGGAGAAACTGTCGAGACTCGCTGATTTAGATTTAAATTTCGGAAAGTGTTTTCAAAGCTAGGCATTCGCTCAGCTTTTTCAGCCTGCTTACGCATATCCGCTAAAGATCGAAATAACCCTAGCGCTGGATTAGCTTTTTTCCATTGCTTTTCATCTAGCAGTTCCGCATCTGAGTCAGCCGCATATACATGGCAAACCGTCTTCGGGTGCTTATTAGTCTGTGCATCGTCTATAAGAATGCTGAACAAGTCGCCATCGTTAGCCGCTTGGGTGCTTATGTAGATTAGTAAGGGATTTTCATAGGCTCCCTGCGCCGTTGTTATGGCGTCAATGAAATCTGATCGAGGCCCGCGAACCTGACCCACTTCGTCAAGGATTGCCAAGATAGGCGATTTGCCGTGAGCCGTTTTACCGTCAGCACTAATAGCTTGATATTCCACGTTCATCAGCAAGCCAATCAGCTTTTTGGATGAAGGTATTATTTTGACTATCGAAGTTAATTTAGGAGAAAGCAGGACGCACTTGGAAGCAAGGTTGTAAACCTCTGCCGCCTGCTCTCTGCTCATGGCTCCTGAGATAATTCTAGAATTTTGAATCGACTCGGGGCCGACAGTGTGGGCTAGACAAATAAAAGCAATCGTTGCCGTTTTAGCGTTTTTCCTAGCCTCGGATAAAATGGCCGTATCCGTTACCGCTGGATTATCGTAAACATCAAGAATGAACAGCTTTTGGAAATCAGCGAGAACTACCGGCTGGCCAACCTTGTCACCTTCAGGGACTACGCAATATTCCTGAATGAATTTGCAAACCCTTTCACCTCGCGTCATGTTAGTGAGTCGGCCTAGCTATCAGCTCATCGTCAGCCTCTTCCATTATTGTCTTTGCGTCGCCGTATAGCTTATTTCTATTAACCTGGTCCCTCGATTCGCCTTGCGTCGCTCTGGGGTGAATTTGAAGAGTCCTGCTTAGAGATAATGCTTGCTTGTGAAGGTCGTCAACAATCTTGTGCGCCGGGCTAATCTTTGGCTGACCTGAAGAGTCTTTGATTAGTCTAGACTTTGAAAGCGCTTGAGAATATTTTTCTATGTCTGAATAGCACCTAGAAAGCACCCCTGCCAGCATTAGGTCGTTAGGTGTCCATGCGGAAAACGCTCTCGATGAAACGATTAATTTCCAGAACCTTAGCTCATCGTCGTTTATTGATATTTCGGAAGGCGGGTCTATTGTTTTTCCCGCAGACTGTATCGCAGCCAATTCGGATGAGGCGCTATCGCTTCTTAATCTTTTTGGTGCTTTTCTTTTTTGGTCAGGCATCGCATCCACCGTCCCCTTCTATCGCCGCCCTTTGATTATATGTGTCGCCGGTAGTCTCTAGCGTTGCCTCGTTACCAGTGAACTCTTGCCACCGTTTGACTATTACATCGCAGTATTTTGGATCTAGTTCCATACTTCTATTGGTTCGGCCCGTCTTCTCACAAGCGATTAGCGTCGAGCCAGAGCCACCGAATATGTCTAAGACAATAGAATTTGCTTTTGTGGTCTTGTCAATTGCCTCTTCTGCCAGCGCAACAGGCTTTTGGGTTGGGTGTTGATATGTCGCTGCTCCGTCCTTGTTTATCTTCCAGACCGACCCAATCCGCTTGCCTGTAAGTTCCGCGCCTCTATGCCACACAAGAGCAACCTCGTAATCGCTTGCAAATGTTTTCTTTAGATCGCCAATTCCCCCGCCTGGCTTATGCCAAACAACCATATTGCTTGGGTACCCAAAACCACCTAGGTTTTCTATCCACTTATCTAGTACCTTCCAGCTAGTCCAGACAAACATCCACCCCGTAGAGCACGCCTCGAGTACCGCTGTAATATCCAAAATTGAATCATCATTTTTTAGCGTGTCAAACTTGCCAGACTTTGTTCTCATATTTGACTGATAACTCACCCCGTAAGGCGGGTCAGTAAACACCATGTCAGCCTTGTGGTCGCCCATCAGCTTGTCAACCGCATCAATGCTCGTGGAATCGCCGCACATCAGTCTGTGATTGCCTAAGAGCCATACATCACCCTCAACCGTAATGGGCGTTTCCGGTAATTCAGGGACCGCATCTTCATCTGTAAGGCCCTCTGTTTCGCCATCGGCCATCAGTTCATCAAGGAACTCATCACCAAAGCCTAGCAGATTAAGGTCAAAGCCAAGCTCGTCCAGCCCTTCGACTTCTATCTTTAATTTATCAACATCCCACCCCGCGTTAAGCGCAAGCTGGTTGTCGGCTATAATGTATGCTTTTTTCTGTGCATCGCTTAGGCCGTCAAGGATAATGCAAGGGACTTCTAAAAGGCCCAGCTTCTTAGCAGCCATCAATCTGCCATGACCCGCTATAATTCCATCTTCCTCATCAACAAGAATTGGATTTGTAAAGCCGAACTCCTTAATGCTGGCCGCGACCTGCGACACCTGCTCGTCGCTGTGAGTCCGTGAATTGTTAAAGTAAGGGAAAAGGGAATCGACCGATCTTTTCTCACTTCTTCGGGTGTAATCCTTCATCCGTTTTCCGTTTTAACTGAGTTAGCAATAAAGCGTGTGTACCCAAGCGGTTTTTTGGCGGCATATCCCTAGAGACTGAACCACCCCTCCCCTCGCTACTTGTTCCAAATATGATTCGGGTCAGATGGAAAGCCTTGGGCATTACCGCCAACTAAGACGCCTGTGTTCTCCTGTCGCTGCTTTGCTCCACTGTGGCAAGTCCAACACAAGGATTGTAGTAAGCCGTAGTAGAACAGCTCCTCATTGCCTCTATGGGGCACTATGTGATCAGCTACCTTTGCCGCCTTGTTAATGGCTAGCTCTTCGCAGAACTTGCACATAGGGAATTCAAACAACTGAGCCTTGCGTCTATCCTTCCATCGCTTAGTGTTATAGAGAGATTTATGCTGGCTCATTTGGTGATTTTTTCTGTCTTTTTTTCTGAGATTTTTTCTAGGAATTTTCTAGGAATTTATTTGTAATATATGGAGTTGTGCTTGCTCAATAGCTGCCCGTATACTAAATATTGGGCATAAAAAAACCCGCCTTAGCGGGTCTTTGATCTTTCTGTAGATGCCTTCCTTCTATCGGGAATGGCAACGCCTTGGTGTCAGCCTATTCGTCCTTGATCCGCCCAAACGTCTTGGCTTCTTTTGCATATAAATCTTTGTTCCTACATGTGTTACAAATTATGGTTTCTGGGAGCGGGTTAGGCTTTCCTGCAAAGTCCTCTTTATGCCCACACTCAAGAAGTATGCAAAAAGTGGTTTCCCTGAGTATTACCTCTTTCTTCTTGTATTTGGTGCTGGTTGTTTTCCTGACCATTTCCACAACATCATCGGCGGTTCCTACAATCTTTCTATGAAATATTTTATATGACGCCATTATAGCCTCTTGCGGTAAGTCGCTTCAGAGGCTTGATTATAACGCTTTGTTCTTAATTTCTCTAATGGTGTTTGCGGCCTACTGGTAGTCTTGGCTGTGTTCCTGTCTTCCTGCGCTATTACCTTGAATGCTGTAGCCCAATTGTTCGTGAGCCGCTCATCAGATACCTGTGACTGTCTTCTGTATGAACCCTTGCTCATCTTCTATCCTAATAAATAACCCCGCACCAATGCTTCGCACCCAGCGTTTAAAGTGATTGCCTTCGGTGAGGGGGTTGCCTAGTCGCTTACATCAAGGGAGTTAATCTTCTGTAAGGTCTTTGGGCTGAATCGTTAGTCTTCTTCGTCTGTCTCGTAGACCGCCAGTGATAGCTGTGTCACTACCGTTGAATTAACAACCTGTAGCCATGTGATGATTTGGGTTAGGTCCAAGCCTTCTTCTATGTAATCGTTTACCAATACATTTAAGGCTGTGAAGAATTCGCCGCTTTTCTCTGCTGCCAATGCCTGCTTTCTAATCTCGGTGATGTTATCCATTAGCGCGCCGCTGAGATAAGGCCGTCAATAATGGCGTCCACTGTTTCTTGCGAGTCCTTGGTGGCCTTATTGATCTTCAAAGTGCCCACGTTATCCAATACGCCATCGATTTCTAGCTCTTCGCCCATTGGGTGAAACTTCTTAACTTTGATGGTTAGGCCGTTCGGGTGTTGGACGCTTACTGAGGTGCAGCCGGGGAATGCAGCAACGCAAGCCAAAAGGAAGATCGTGATTGTTATAAAGTATTTAAAATTAGGAGTCATTTATTCCACCTTACCCAGCCGCCAGCTCTAACGCCGCGATACATTGAATGCCGTTTCCACCAAGGAACGCCCATTACCCTCATGCCTTCAAGGAATATCTGATCGCATTCCAATCTGGTGAATATCATCCGCTCACCAAGGAAGCCTTTATTCGTGTAGAGCCAATCGTGTATGACCGCTGCCCATCTATGCCGACCGTTGACAGGGAATAGCCATGTTAATGCTCGAGGTATGCTTGCTAGGTCGTTCTGGAAGCCTTTGGGGACAGTTATTATTAAAGGTTTGCCGGTTACCAATGTTCTATAAGCAAATCTAATCTCTAGTCTCCATGTGTCAGGGGGCACCGCCTCGCTGATTAATGGGTCTAGAAACTTAGGAATCATGCCACATCCTCAATTTCAAGGTAAACGCGCATACCAATTGATAGTTTTAATACTATTTCTTTATAGAGGGTCTTGTATGCGTCTCTTGATGAGGTTATCGAGCCATCGTCAACTATATTAGACTGAGACCCATTACCGACTAGGATGCACCCAGCGGTGTTTTCGTGCCGGTTTCCTGCGTGTATGTATATCCATGTAAAGCTAGGAACGTCTTGGAGCCACAACATGCCGTTATGCCAATCGTTTTGATCGTCTAAGTGACCAAAGCTAGGGCTGCCTTGGCGCATGATTATTTCGTAGCGACCTTGAGGAATTCTTGTCTTGCCGGCTATTTTAATGTCTCGTTGTTCGTCTTCTAGCGTGAAGCACCTAAATGCCAGCTTTTCTTGATTATTAATAGCCATCAACAAGCCAAGAGTGCTGCTTATTTCAGATGAGTATCGAAAGAGCTTGTAAATCATCTCTTTGCGAGGTGTTCCGGCAACGCTAAGGTTGGTCACTTGAGGTTGCTCACTTTTTCTTAGAGCCTTTGTATATCGAATAAATAACCGTAATTAGTGCCGCCGAGCCGCCAAATAATGAGCCAAGTGCCTGCATTTCTGTGGCGTTAATAATAAATCCAGACAGGAATGTACTGCCACCCACGAACCCACCCACCTTCATTGCTGTTTGGTGAACCGTGTTAGGCGGTAATTGAGCTAGAGCATCAATGACATTCATTAGCTTTCCTGTGGGCAAATTATTTTTA